CGAGACGGAGCAGTGCAACGATTGCAAGATTTGAACAAAGAAAGAGAAATCTTGCTTAAGATAATCAATTGGAAGCCGAGTAAACAAGCAGAAATTATCAAGGATGCTACTGCAATTAGAAAGAAAAAGCACTGGACTCAAACTGCTGCGGGAAGAAAGAAGATGAGTAAGATAATGAAGGCTAAGTATGATGCTGGATGGAAAGGAAAAGGAGCAAATGGTAGATCACATTCACAAGTACACTAGAGTTAAGCTAGGCAAGAAACCAATTTATAAGTGTGCATTAGTTGGATGTACCCATTTCATCCAAGTTGAATTGGTAGAGGGAAGAAATGCAATCTGTAATAGGTGTGAATGTATATTCCCTATTACAAAGAGAACCCTGAAGAATTGTCCAGCAAAGCCCCATTGTGAAAGATGTTACAAAAAGAAACCTGAGGATATTAGTGTTGATGAAGCACTTGATGAATTGTTGAAAGAAGGATAAATGACTGTCATGGAATTGATTCATGAAATCTACGGAGAGTTTCCCGAACCGGATACAGAAGCTAAACGGGAAGCTGCAATGCGTCAGGTTGTAATCTATGTAGAAGAATTAGTACCTGAAGAAATTATAGGAATACATGAAGTCAGGTATGATGGAATTAACAATCGTCTTATCATAGAGACAGAATAATGTTTACATGGTTGTATCGAATTGTCTGGTTTATTCAGCGTACCGTAGCAGAGAAAGATGATCAATACATCTCGATGCAACACATGAATGAAATCCTACGTGAGAAAGGAAAGGGTCAATGAAGGGTACAATTACAAGGCTTCCAAAGAGCGGCACCGGATTAGCTAATTACGCTTTCATTAAGGGAGAAGATGATAAGGAATATTTCATGCACGCTTCTGCCCTAAGTAATCATTGGGATGAATTGAAAGATATCTTGAATAGAGAGGGGATTGTTCACGTACAGTTTGATGCAATCCAAGCTGAAAAGGGACCGCGTGTAATCAAAGCTGAACTACTTGATTCTGTGAAGGTAAAGTAAATGAATTTTGAAGCTATCAAAGCGGCAGTGATATCTATTCAAATGATATCAACCATGAAAAGAGTTGATGGAAATGGTTGGTCTGTTTATAGAGTAGGTAACATAATCCGTGTTGATATCAAAGAGAAAGTAGAGGATTGATGGATTTGAATGACGTTAAGTTAGGTAGTAGAATCATGGCTCTACTAGTTGCTGAACATGGAATAGGTAAGTCAGGTTTAGCGGCCTCGTTCTACAAGCAGGGACCAATTCATTTCTTTGATTTCGATGGACGAATGGATGGAGTGCGGCGCTTGTTCCCTCATGTACCAAAAGGTTCTATCTCTTATGAAACCTACGGTCCAATGAGAGAGGGTTCGACCAAATCAATCCTTGATTTTAGTAAGGATATCAAGGCATTGGTTAAGTCGTGTCCTTACAAGACAATTGTATTGGATGGATTAGCAAGTATGACTAATACATCCATTGTGTTTCAAATGATATCCCGCGGCGCGGCTCAGTACAATCAGTTACCTATTGAATTAGCTGATCCCACTAAGAAGGAGAAGATAACCAAAGGTGGTATCCCTGTTCCTTCATGGGATGAATTCAACGGTGAAGCAATGTTCATGTGTGAAATCTTTGACATATGTAAGATTCTACCATGTAACGTAATCCTTACTTCATGGCCCGTATTAAGAACTAAGATTGAAGGAGCTAAGACTGAAGTTAAGGAAAGTCTTGTAACATTTGGAGTTAAGACTCCGGGTATGGTGCCTGGATACTTCAATGAAATATGGAGGGTTATTAGCAGGACAAAAGGAATGGAGCAAGGCTCTGAAGTAGAACGTGTTGTTCTCACGCAACCATATGGTGATTACGTTGCGAAAACAAGTCTCCCAATTCCAAGTGAGATAGTTCTTCCGCGTATCACTAAGTTTGGTTGTGCTTGCTGTCAACCATACTTCTATGATATACTAGAAGAGAAGAAGAAGGAAGGATTGGAAAGATTATATAAACCGAGGGAGGTGACAGTATGATAAGTCCAGATGACATTGAAAAGAGATTCGTTTACTATCCACCAAGTGATGAGCAGCGGCTCAGATATGAGGGAATGAGAGCCAAAGCTAAAGAATTAGCACTTGAAATGTATAGTAAAGCTCCAGATTCCAGAGAACTTTCTCTTGCCATTACGAAATTGGAAGAGTCAGTATTCTGGTTTAACGCGGCGGTAGCACGTAACTCGTAAACCTTTCAAACCAAGAAAAGGCGGGACAGAGTGCCAACAATCAGATTCTCAAACGACGATTTCCTCATGGGCAAGTTGATTAAACCGGGTCATTATCATGCTCTCATCAGGAGCATTGTGACCAAACCGGCGAAGTCAGATGGTTCAGCGGTCTACAATATCAACCTGAAAGTGGTTGAACCAGGTGATTTCAAGGGTGTTCCACTCACCGATTACATGAGTGAGAAAGCAATTGGTATTGGTGGAATTCGTTTCATTCGTGCGTGCAATAACGGTAACGATCCCAAACCCAATGAGAATTACGAGTTGAACAATGGGGTTGGGAAGGTTGTGAAAATCCATGTAAGCAATGGATTGTACAATGGTCGGCCCACAAATCAGGTGGACGATTACGACGTAGCAGATGCATCATTCACCAATACGGATGATGAATAATTGAATTGGGGCGGCTGAAAGGCCGCCCCTTTTCTTTCATAGGATAATCATGAACATCCAACTAATGATTGATGGATTCACCGATAGACTATTCAATGAGATTGATCCAAAAGAGACAGAAGAACATCACGAGTTTCTCCAGCATGTATTGTCAGCAAATAATGAAGGTTTAACAATTGAAGAAGCTACTCTATTACTGTCAAAGCTTGAACAGATTTGTATTATGGTGACAACATTCTACATCACAGCCAAAACTTATGGATGTGATTTGAGTGAGACAGCAGAGTGTTTGAAATCAGCTCTACTTAAGAATCTAGCCCGCCGCGCCATGATTGAAAGTCCATTACCAGAAAACCTACTGAATTAAAATGAACCCAAATGTTTCTGAGATTAAGAAACAAATTAAATCTAGAAGTAGTTGGAGTGACCGAGCACGTAACATAGAGATAATCCACACTTACTTTATGTTGACCAAGAAGAAATGGAGTCTCAGAAAGTCAGCTAAGTATCTTGATCTATGCCCAAGTACAGTCTGCGAGGATTTGAAATTAGCTAGATACATGACATTAGATCCATCACTTGAGAGGTTTGTGAAACGGAAGGAAGCGATGGAAAACATAAGATGAGATCATTCAAATATCAAGACCCGGGAGGAACTTACATTATTACCGAAGATGAGATAAAAACTCAGTATTTTCCATACTGGAAAGAAAGGATGAAAAAGATTGGCAAAGCAGAAGAAGCAACATTTGAAAATTGTATTGATGATTTCATTATAGTAAATTGGGCATATGAGGTCAAATGATTGAAGCTCAACATAAAGTATTCGTACAAGGTCGCGGCTCAGTAGCTTCAACAATAGTAATCGTTGGTGAAGCACCGGGAAAACAAGAAATAGAACAAGGTAAATGTTTTGTCGGTCCAACGGGTTCAATCCTAATGGAGATGTTGGATACTGCTGGAATAGATAAGAGTAAGGTCTACTTCACTAACGCAATCAAGTACATGCTCGGCAGCGCGGTCAATATTCATGGAAGGAAATATACACCGGAACAAAGATGTGAATTCATTGGACAGAAATGGGATGACTGCATTGAGTTACTGTCTAATGAAATCTATGGACTGAATCCAAATATCATCGTAGCTCTTGGTGGTACTGCATTACAGGCTCTATGTAACAAACCATTTAATACAATTAGAAAGTGGCGCGGCTCGGTATTACTTGGAATGGGCCGCAAAGTAATTCCAACCTTTCATCCAGCGGGGTTATTCTATGGCAAAGAAGGTGAAGAAAACAAATACTGGATTAAAAACATCATTGAATTTGACCTTGAGCGCGCTAGAAAGCAATCTGAATTCCCTGAGTTTAGACATCCGCAAAGATTACTACAGATATGTAAGTCGGTTAGAGATCTTGAATTGTTTATTAGAGACAATGAAAAGGAGAGTGAATTATCCGTAGACATAGAAGCGATGAAGTGTATTCCCATATGTCAGGGATTATCCTTTGATCCATCTCGGGCACTTTCAGTGCCACTTTGGGGAATGACGGAGTATTGCAAAATTTCAGATATTGATGAACGTGAACTGGTAGCAATGTGGATTCTCTTAGATAAGGTTCTGAGAGATAAGAAGAAGAAAGTCATTGGTCAGAACTTCAAGTATGATGCAGACAAGCTAAGAAGGTTAGGATTCAAGATTGGAAACTTCCATGCAGACACTCTCCTTATGTCAAGCTGTACTAACCCTGAGTTTCCGCGGTCCCTGGAATTTAATACCTCAATTTACACTGAAGAACCGTACTATAAAGATGAAGGCGGACACTTCGACCATTCAAAACACAATATTTCACAGCTATTATATTACAATTGTAAGGATGCGGCGGTCACCTTAGAAATTAAGAGAGGAATGGATCGTGATCTGAATGAATTGGGGATGCACGATTTCTACTACGACTTCTATCACAATGCTCATCAGCTATTTCTAGATGTAGAAAACTATGGCTTACGTGTTGACGAATCTGCACGCAGGGATTTACTACTTAAATACAGGATGTGGGAGTTACGTTTAATTTCAGATTTGCACAAACTTACCGGACTGGACGTTAATCCTAACTCTCCTAAGCAAGTAAACAATCTACTCTTTGGAGTGTTTGGTTTACCCTTCAGAAAGGGAACTGGTGAAGAAGTTCTCACTGCGATCCTTGCCAACAACGCAAAGAAGCCAGAGCATATCCAATCAATCAATAAGATATTAGAAGCGCGGCGTGTAAAGAAAACAATCGGTACTTACATAATGATGCTTCCTGATAATGATGGGAGGATTAGAACATCCTATTTCATTTGTGGTACTGAAACAGGAAGAAGATCCACACAGAAATTGAAGCCACCCGTTCGTCCTGAAGAATGTGGAGTGTCGTGGCATACCATCACTAAGCACGGCGACATTGGGAATGATATTAGAAAAATGTTAATCCCTGATGACGGCCTTATCTTTCTTCAAGCGGACCAAAGCCAAGCCGAGGCAAGGGTCGTTGCGCTCTTATGTAAAGACTTTGAACTACTAAAAGCATTCGATGAAATAGACTGTCATGCATTGATGGCGTCATACATATTTGGGGGGAGTTGGCATGACCATTCAAAACAAAAGCATGGAACAGAAACTCCAGAAAGGTTCATTGGTAAGACAGGTAAACATGCAACCAACTATGGAACTACCAAAAGAACACTTATGGTATCTATCAATACTGATGCTAGGAAGTTTGGTATCCCCATTAATATTTCAGAATGGAAGGCTGGGCAGATACTTGAAATCTTACATGAGAAAAATCCTAAGATAAGGGGCGTGTTCCATGCTGAAATTCAGACTGCGATCCAATCACGTATACTTACTAACCCCTTTGGAAGGAAAAGAATATTTTACGAAAAATGGGGGGATGATTTATTTCGTGAGGGATATGCACAGATCCCCCAGTCTACTGTCGCAGATAACACTCTTAGAGCGATGCTTAAAGTTGCAAAGGAATATGGGGACTCAGTACATATCTGTGGGGAATCCCACGATGCTTTTCTTATGCAGGTTGACAAGCAAGTGGTGGATGAGTTGGGTCCAAAAATCAAACTGGATATAGAACAAGAGATTGACTTCGAGAGGTGCTCATTACCGCGTGGTAAGTTAATGATTCCCTGGGATCTTGAGATTGGTGAAAACTATTGTGATTTGTCCAAACTGAAAGTGACTACAATGACGCCATGATAATCAAACTGGATGCAAAATCAAAGCACCTAGAAATGACAATCGAAATTAGATCCAAGAACCCAATGACTAATGCTATCTTCACTGAGTCTAAGTACTCATTGAATAAGCAGCTTCAAGCAGTAGCGATTGGATTGAGGTCAGAACTCCTGATGTTTCTAATCAATACAGAAAGAGAAATGGACATTGGAAAATGAGTTGGTTAGATGAAGTTCTTCTACAAACCAAGGATTATGAGTCGCCGCGCCAGTTTTGGTATTGGTCAGCTTTAGCGGCTCTAAGTGCAGTAGTTAAAGATAAGGTATGGGTTGAACGAGAAGGAGATTTACCTGTATTCCTCAACATCTACATATTGCTGTTTGCTAAATCAGGATTCAGGAAAGGACCACCAATCAATCTAGCCAAGCAATTGGTACAGAGAGTAAACAATACAAGAGTTATATCAGGGAGGTCAAGTGTTGAAGCAATCATCGAAGAACTCAAAGAAGTTCAAACTGACCCAAAAACAAAAACCATCATCACAGATTCCTGCGGATTTATCTTGGCGTCTGAATTTAGCTCTGCTATTGTTAGAAGTGAGCAAGCGCTCAACATCCTTACAGACCTCTATGATAGAAAATATAATGAAGGAGAGTTCGCAATCCGACTCATACGAACGGGAAAGAATATCCTTAAAAATCCAATCATTACACTCCTTGGTGGGATTAATGAAGCTCACTTTGAGTCATTCATGGAAGATAAAGACATAACTGGTGGGTTCATAGGCCGCACCTTTATCATTCATGCTGATGGTAGGAGTAGAATCAATAGCTTAATGTATAAGATGGAACAAACCATCAACTATGAAAAGCTAACCGATCACTTGAAACTAGCTAGACAACTACAAGGTCCACTGATTATAGAAGATAAAGGAAAAGAGATATACAACGGATGGTATAACTCATTCTATAATGGACCGAATGAAGATAAAACTGGAACCTTTGAACGAGTTGGAGATTCTGCACTGAAGATTGCTGGATTGCTTTCAATAGCACGTAGCATGGATATGATAGTTAGCGTGAAGGATATCATAACAGGTATTCAATTGGCAGAGGGATTTGTGAATAGTGCTAAGCATGTAACCTTCACCATTCATGAGGAAGAATCAATCTCAACGATGAAGAAACGGGTACTGAAGATTCTAGTTAAGAGGCAAGATCACAGGATTACAAGGCAGGTATTACTGAGTAACTTACATGGAGTAATGAACGCGGATGATTTGAATAAGATATGTGAGACTCTTGAGCAGGCGGGTTTGATTAAGGTTTCAATGATTGGTGATAATGTCATCATTGAGATGACTAAATCCGCTCTTGAAAAGTTCCAACACGTGTTTGAAGGAGAATGAAAATGGCTGCTGAAGTATTATGTTGTGATACCTGTGGCAAAAGGGTATCTACTATGTTCATGCCCTTAGGTGAATTTAAGGTATGGGCATACATTGAATGTAGAGAATGTATTGAGTTGAATAGTGCAACCAGTACATTCAAGAAAGCACGAAAAGCTGATTCAAAATAATTGTTATTACCACCAAAATCTATCCTAAGCACTAGGGAATGAAACTGGGCCGCCCCATATAATGTAACAGATTGCAATTAACGCAAGACAGAGTTTAATGATTTGATACGCATTGCCAGCAAGGGTAATTCCTAATAGTCCCAATAGTGGTGGAACTAATAGAGTGAGGAATATCACCGCGATAACTACTATGATAATTCTCCAAGCTATTTGAGGCATGTTATCTTCCTCCTTGTACTGGATTCAATAATCCAGGTGCTGGTTGTTGATATTGCTGAGTCCCACCGGGATTTGCTGGTATTTGAAATCCACGTTCAAATGGATTAGTCTGTTTAGCTGGTTCAAATGTTTGAATTGGTAGACCTAATATCGCAGCCAACATGAAAGCCATGTTTCTTGGTGAAATCTGTGGATCATCATTGTAGACATCAACGAGATCATTGGCAGCCATCGCAATTGCCATATTCATGGCTGCGGCCTTGGTCATATTCTGCTTACCGGGAAACAACTGACCACCAATTCCACTTGGAGGAAATCCCTGTTCTCCCTGACTCCACACATTAATTAATCCACCTAATGGACTGGTCTTATTGACAAGGAAGTTACCAATTACTGACCTGATTGTTGGGCCGCTGAATGTCTTGCCCAAATCATATTCCCTACCCTTAACTAACCTACCATTTGAATCTAATCTATCAGGGGATTTAGACCTGTTGTGTGCTACTCTATTAGCGAGAGTAACATAAGATCCCAATCCTCTAGTGAAATCAACCCTTGTATTACCAAAGACTCCCTTACCATAATCAGAATCATCTGGGTCATTACTAACTCTACCACCCATTAGATTAGTGAGTGCAATTCCCGTGCCAATAATTGACATGATTGCAAACATTGATTTCCATGCTTCTTTTCGTACCGCAGGAGGAACCTGTTGATTCTCTGGACCGCCGGACATTCCCATTGCTTGTAATCCAGGTTTTATTGCATATGTCCAAGGACTACTTAGCTGATGGAGACGAGCTTTCTGGAGTGAATAAGAGAATACAGTAGCATTAAGGAATGGAGCAATTGCCGCAGCCTTACCTATATTTCCCCTACCAGAGAAATTATTCACGAAATCAAGCATAGCCTGAACATCAGTCCTTGCTTTACGTTCAGCTAACTCCTTGGTTGCATCTGTTGCACCAATATCAATAGCTCCAGATTTGTACATCTCTCCAAGTAATCTCTTGGCTACATCAAACCTAATCTTATTGATGAAAGCTGTCTGCATCCTTCCCATGTGCTTATATCCAGGAAGTCTTGCAGCTAAATCACTTCCATACTGTTCTTCCAACTCTCCATATTCAGCACCCTTCTTGAATTCACTAATGAATAGGGGCCGGTCAAATTGCTGGAAGAATTCAAATATTGGATCTTCAAATATGGCATCTTGGGATGCTTGAAATGCCCGCTCATCCCCAAAGTATTTCCACATATTAGCGAATGAGTTCCAATACTCTCCAGTGAAGATAAACGGTGCGGCTTGATTCAATGAATACGACAGGTCAAGACCGGACATTAATGATTTCGGTACATTAACAGCCGCTCCAATTAGACTTGGAATTCCCCTGCCAGAAAGTCCAATTCCAGCGTGGAGTTGAATCAATTCAGGAAGGTCAGATCCAAATACTTTAGCTAACAATCTAGTCTGAGATTGATTTGGTATCCTGCCTGAAAACAAACGCATGAGACCATCTTTAGTAGCCAGTTTACTGTATGGCATCAACGTACTGTTATTAACAGCAGTCATCAATGCATCAACATCACCTTGAGTCAATTCAGTATTGATTGG